TCATCCGTTCTCTCCCTGTTGCAACAGGTCAGCGATTGCCGCTGTGAGCCGAAGCCCCGCTTCGTGCTCAAGCCATGCCCACTGCCCGTTGGGGTTGCATTCCAGGAACCACCATTCGTCTTCGGCGGTCAGCGCGAAGTCGAAGGCTCCGAACTTGAGCCCGAAGCCCGCCAGGAAGCGCAGTAGCGCCCGGCGTATTTCGTCCGGGCACTTGATCGGCTCGTACTTCAGGTGTCGGTACTCCGCCCGCCAGTCCAGCACTCCGGCCGGGGATGTGATCCGGGCGCAGAAGACCTGATCTCCGATGACGACCGCGCGCACGTCCGATGCCTTCGGCACCTGGGCTTGGAACAGGTGCGCGCACTCGCTCACACGGTCGTCAATCTCGCCGGGTTCAACGGAGGCGGCCCAGATGCCGGCAGGCTTCCCGTCAACGTCGTAGTCCGCGGCGTGAAGCGGCTTATAGATCGTCGGCTGTTCGGCCGCGAAGGCTTTCGCTTCCGCCGGGTCGTTGGTGATCAGGGTGGCCGGGACGTTCAGTCCCTCCCGGATGGCCGCGGAGAGTTGGGAGGGCTTGTACTCCCCCCGGGCGATGGCCTGGGGATGACTCAGGTAGAGGCAGCCGGGCAGCGCACCCAACACACCACCGAGACCACGCCGGTTCTCCTGAGCGGCGAACCGGGCCGCCTGCCCCTCAGCCTGTGCGGCGTAGACGGAGGGGCGGCGGTGGTAGAGAGCGCGGACGCTCCCGAGATCCGCCATTCGGTCGCCTACGGTGAGGCGTCCACCCCAGCCTTCCGGAGTCGTGTGGGACGACAGTAAGACGTTCGCCGGGAAATCCTCCCCGGGGTCGAAGCGGAGAACGGGCACCCGGCGCCGGTTCAGTTCCGCAATGACCAGATCAGCGGTTGCGTCCTCGAAACCGGTTGCAACCAGCACCGGGCGTCCGTTCACGCGGCTACTCCTAGTCCTGGGTCGCGTCGTGGCCGGTGTCGGAGTCCTGCTTCCCGTCCTTGCTGACCTGGGTGGCCGGGTAGGAGTTGACGGACGTGCCGTGCTTGCCCAGCTCCGCCGGCATCATCTGCCCGTCCGCTCCGGTCCAGCGGCCCGTCTGGGTCTTCGGGTCGATGCCCGCGTACCGCAGCGGGGACGGGGTGACGTTGTTGAGCGGAGCCATGCGGCTCATGCCCCAGGGTGCCGGGGCCGGCTGAGTGATGGTGCTCTGCAAGGTCTCTCCTTGGTCGCGGTGAACACTGCACTTACGACCCGCCCCGGTAGGCACTCGACCTGTCCAGGGTTGAAGTGGATTCTTCCACCGGGGCGGGAGCTGTGGGCCGCCCCTGCCGAACGACTTCCGTTGCCGTGAGGGAGCACGATCCGGGGTCAGGTTCGGCAGGGGCGGAGTCTGGGGTCACGCTGCGGTGGGCTGTCCTTCGAAGACGGACCAACCCGCAGCGAAGGCAACGGGCACCGGAAGCACGGACAAGGTGATACCGGTCTGTCCGTCACTGGTGTGGAAATGGAAGGGGTTGCGCTTCGTCAGGTCCGCCATGGCCATGTCGTGACGGGCTTCGTCACGGGCCCAGTCCCTGAGCATCTGGGGTACGTCTGGGATTCCGGGGTCCGGCTGGACGAGCACGGACTTGCCTGGGGCGGCTCCGAGCCATGCCGCGTTCGGCTCCGGGTCGATGAGACCGGCCACGCGGACCGCTTCGTCACGGAGCCACCGCACGGCCAAACGGGGCGTCTCTTTCCAGCCTTCATGGAGCGGGAAGCGGTTACGGCCGGCCCATAAGACCACTTCGCAGACGTAGAAGTCAGGGCTCACCCGGCTACCCCCGTCTTGGCGCCCTGCAACTCTTCCGTGGGCACCAGCTCCGCAAAGTCCACCAAGCTCCGCTTGAAGTTTCGGTGGCCGGTCTCCCGCATGTGGTCGCGCATCCAGTCGTCTGCGTCGTCCCAGTCGGTGCCGCGCTCCGACTCAGCCCCGCAAGGCTCTTCGTCCTCACCCGAACACGTCGCCCAGCACTGAGGTTCGCTGAGCGGGTCACGGCGCGTCGTGAAGTCCTTGAACCGGAAGATCCTGCTCATGTAGAACCCCCCGGTGCTACCGGATCAAGCTCTTCGTTCGGCTCCTTCTTCTCCGAGCCATCTGCCGTTTCCGGGTCGGGGAGGAGGAACGCAAGACGGTCCCCGCGGCTCTCGGCAACCCGAAGGGCGTCGTATAAGCATTCGGCTAACCGTGCCACCGTGAACCGGAGGTCACGAGCACTGGCCCGGGGGTCGCTGACTACCTCACGGGCGTGCCCCAGAAGATCAGCGCCTATGCCGAGTTGCGCGGTCTCCATATCGTCCGCCAGCCGGGACAGGAACCCGTGCGGCTCCTCCGTGCTGAGGTAGCACGGCTTTCCGTCCGGCGTGGGCCACGGCAGGAGCCTGAGCCGTGTTACGCCGGGCGCTGTTCCCTCCGCGCTCTCTGCCATACCGACCCCCGGGTGTTCGGGTTGCTGTCGCCGTCGATGACGAAGCTAGGAGTCGGTGCAGGCGCCAACCAGCGTTGGAGCGGCGCAGTTTGACGCGGTCTCAGGTGTAACTGATACGGACCGGCGTAGTTACTCTCTGACGCCCAGGTGGGCCGCCATGTCTCGCATGTCCTGGGTGAGCGTCCGGGGCCGCCTTTTCAAGATGTCGCCCATGACATAACGAGCCATGGCTTGGTGTTTCAGCCACTCCGCCGACGTGGACTTGAGCCCGGTGAGTTCGTCCATGGCGTCTTGATACGAGCCGACGGATACATGAGCCTTCGCCACGTCCAGCCGATGACGGTCCCAGTTGTTCGAGCTTGGCTTACCGAAGTTCCGTACCGCCTTCTGACTCAGAAGCCCGTCATCCGCCCGGCGCAGTACCCCCCGAGCGTCGCCCAGGATGGAGAGGTCTTCTACCGCTTTCAGTTCCGCGGTCACGGGCCCGAAGGTGGTCCAGTGAGACCGGTAGTCGATGTGCTCCGTGTTCAGCGCGCTCGCGGCGGTGCTCGCCATGCGCCGGGCCTCCGTCGCCACGTCGGGCCGGTTGTTCCGAACGGCAGCGGAGGCGACGCGGAGTGACAGCTCTCCCCAGACGGCAAGCTGCCCTTGAGAGGCTTTAGAGATCACCGGCTCCATCTCGGATGCGGTGAGCGTCGCCAGTTGTTCGCTCTCGTCGAAGCGGTCTTGTCGCAGCAGAAGCCAGCACATCCCGACCACGCCCGTGGCAGCGCTCAGGGTTTGGCCCGTCTCCCTGGCAAGGCGGATACCTTCCGCCAGAGCGTAGTAAGCAAGATCGTATTGCCTGATCTGCACGAGGTACTTGCCGGCGAGAAGAAGCGCGTGGCCACGAACGATCATGGCGCGCTGATGCTCTTCCCCTTCAGCAGCGGCAACCGTTGCTTCGGCTCGACGGAGAAGACCGGGAAGCATCTTCGCCACGGACCCGTAGCGGTCTGCGTGATACAGCGCGTGCCCGTCTCCGATTTTGCGCGCGAGCGTCTCCAGCTCGTCCCCCGGGCCAAGCTCGTTCAGGGTGGCTGCCAGTCCTACCGGAGGCATCAATGCCTTACGCAGTTCGGCAAGGTGCTGCCGACTCGACTCATCACCCACCACGGGGGCGGGACTCTCGGTGGTGAAGAGTGCCGAAGTCGGGACACTCAACGCCCGAGCAAGGACATGGAGGGTTTCAACGCGGACGCTGCCCCCCTGTTCCACCTTGCGGATCGTGGCAACGCTCAAGTCGGATTCATGGGCAAGCTCTTCTTGGCTCCAACCCTTCGAGCGGCGGAGCTTCTTGACGTTCTGACTCTCTTCGGTGGTCATGCGTCACCATCCCCTCACGTCCAGCGTATGCCCGACGTACAGCCGCGCGAGACGGTTCTCAGCGCCTTCATGGGCGGCTTTACCCACGCAGAAAGCCCCGCCACCCGGGAAGGGGTGACGGGGCTCTTGGCCTGTCTCAAGGCAGGATGCCGCGGGCTAGGAGCTGTACCTCCTCCGCTGGTACAGCAGCCGTTACGCGACCGCCCGGCTTTCGCCTTCAGCCCAGGTAACCCAGGGCTCTTCGGCCGGCCGGAGCCTGCCGGTCTCCGGCGAGATAACCCACTCATGGATGCCTACCACCCCTCCCGTGGTCAGCCGGTAGGCCACGAGCCGAAACCGGCGGGCCCCCCTTGCTTCGTGCATGATGCGGGCCACTGTGGACCCGTAGACCGCGAGCGCGCGCCCCAGCTCGCTTGCGCTGCGGATGTCGTCCGGCATGGGCGGGAACTCCTCACCGATAGGAAGCCACTTCCATCGGTCAGGACCCACACACATGGGACCTTCGGTGATGAACTGTACGGACGGGACTCCTTCTACGTAGGACATGCGAAAACCAACCCCCTGATGGTTCGCTATGCGACCTCTCGCACAACCATTCGACCCTACCGCGAGCCACTGACATATGCCCCTGTGTTATGTCACAAGATCATCTTGGTTCCGTACCGGGGTGAACCGGGGCAAAAAGAAAGCCCCGCCGAAGCGGGGCGATCTCAGGGCGCCCTACTCAGGTGAGTAGGGCAACGTCCGGAAGTCGGGGCGGTGTTCCCATCTATCGGGAGTCCCGAAAGGTGAGACTCACCAGCGTGACGGAGGGTTGTACGTCGGGCGGGTACGGGCTGTGGCTGCCGTGCGGAAGGCGCCCAGCTCAGGGGCGGTGACGCGCTCGCTCGCTTCCACGAGCCAGAGGCCCAGCTCCCGGGCCTGGGCCGGGGTGAGCTTGGCCCGGTCGCCGGGAATCGCGACGGAGACGAAGCGGGCTTCCTTGTCGTTGTGCCAGACGAGCACGCGGCCGGCTTCGGCGGTCATGGTGGCCTTCGTCTCGCGAACGGTCTGCATGGTCATGCGGTCCTCTTCCTGGGGGCGGTGGTACTGGGTGAAGGGGGAGCGTCCGGTCAGGCCGGGCACAGGGCGCCCTTGCGGGTGAGCCGGGCAGCCATGGCGGCAGTCAGCTCGTCCGCCTGTTCCGGGGTCTGGGCGGTGGTCTTGATCCAGCGCTTCCCAAAGCTCTTCAGGCCCTTGGAGCGGGCCTCCCGCACGGCCTTCGCTGTGGTGTCCATGTCCGCGGCAAGCTCTTCGTCCGCGCCGTTGCCGTAGAACGGGGCCGGGTCGATGCCGAAGGTGGCGCGCAGTACGTACGCCTGCCCTTCGCCCATCACGTCCAGCACGCCATGCACGAGTGCCTTCTTGACGCGGGCCTCTTCGCGGGCCACGTCGTCCGGGGTGATCAGGTCTTCCGGTACGCCGTAGGTGGACGTGCCCGGCTCCCAGCGCTCGTCATCCGTTGAGCCCGGCGCCGGAGCGTCCAGCGAGTCAGCCCCCTGATAGGCGAGACGGGCAGCGTGCGCCCGGTCCGCGCTCAGCCGGCGCCCGGCAGGCGGAACGGTCTGGGCCAACTTCTCTGCAAGGAAGGGGTCACCGCCCGCGCGGTCCAGCATGGACAGGAACGTTTTTGCAGCGTCCCCGTCCACCCCCTGGTTCCGCTCCGTGCGGGTGGCGCCCAGGAGCGTGGTCTCCACGGTGGTGTAGGCGAAGCCCAGGAAGTCCGGGTTCACGTTCTCGTCAAAACGGGCGAGCGCTTCCCAGACGGCAATGCGCCCTTGCTGGGTGAACTCGTCAAAGTAGTCATCGTGGCGGGGACCACTGTCCGCCATCCGCCGGGCCGCCTTTCGGGCGAGCACGGCTATGCGGGATTCGGTTGCTGCGATGACCGCCGTGGTCGCCTCAAGGTCTGCATTCTGGGCGGCGCGTACGGTCGAAAGTGCAAGTGCGCTGGACACGGGTGGGCTCTCCTTGGCTTGGCTCACCCGTGGTCTGGTGAGCCGATTGCCCGGAGAGGGCCGAACCGTCGTGCAGCGCGTCTGACCTGCGCTTACGCCTGTTTATGGGTGCACGAAGCCCATGGCTGTCGGTAAAAGGGCACGGCGAATCAAGCCCCCTGCCGGGGGTGCTTGACGCGGGGCTTGATCAAGGCCGTACGTCTGTGGTCGGGTCCGGCGAGCGGTGCGGGCCCGCCGGCGGTTTCAAGGAGTTAGAGCCACCGAAAGAACGCAGAGTTGTGGAGTCCGCACGGGCCGTGACCCGGGTTCATCCCGCAGGATGAGCGCGAGACCGAACCGTGATCGGTTCTTAAATGGGTTGCGGGAACAGGGCCCTACTCGCGCGAGTAGGGCGGGCACGACGAAGCCCCGCCTGCCGCCGGATGGGGTCCGGGGAGACGGGGCTTCGGGTCGGTCAGTAGTCCGCGCCGTACAGGCTGCCCCAGGACCGTCCGCCGATTTCGGCGGTGGCCACGATGGGCACGCCGAACAGGTCGAAGGTCATTGCCTTCTCTACTGCGCGGGCCACGTCCTGGGCGTCTTCGCGCGGGGCGGAAAGGAGCGCTTCGTCATGGATTGGGAGCTTGAGCGCGTCCAGAAGCCCAGCCTCTTCGATGTTCAGAAGGGCCTGACCCAGGCAGTCCCGCGCGGCGCTCTGGCACTGGTAATTCACCACGGCGTACGTGCGGTCACGGTCCAGCGGGAGCCGGCGGCCGGTGGCGGACACGGTGACCATGCCGGACTCGAAGGCTTCGCGCTGCCACCGGGCGGACGCTCGCTTGATCTCCGGGTACAGCCGGTCATACTCCGCGAAGGCGCGGCGCATGGCCTCTTCGCTCGCGCCTGTCTGTCGGGCTGCCGTGCGGACGCCTCCGCCGTAGACCTTCGAGAACCCGGCCCCCTTGAAGACCTTGCGGTCCTTCTCCGTGGCGCCTTCGCCCTTGACGAGCCGGGCCGTGAACCAGTGGATGTCTTCCCCGCGGAGGAAACCTTCCTTCATGCGGGTGACCCCAGCGAGACCGGCAAGGACCCGCATCTCAATGGCGCTGAAGTCCACGGAGATCATGACGTGACCTGGGTCCGCAAGTAGGGCCCGGCGGATCAACTGATCTGAGCTGGGCAGGGTTTGAAGTGCCGGCCGGGTCACGGACATGCGGCCGGTCCGGGCCTGCATCGAGTTGATGAACGGGTGAACGCGTCCCCCGGCGTCCATCACTTCAAGGAAGGTGTCCGCGTAGGTGCTGCGCCACTTCCCGGCGCGCTTCGAGCGGATGACCGCCTCCGCAAGCGGGTTGGGTCTGCGGACGTGAAGGCGCTCGCCTTGAAGGGACAGGTCCGCGAGCGCGGAGAGAACGGCCTTGTCCACCTTCACGGCGCCGGAGGCGGTGCGCTCGCCCAGGTGCTCACCCATGCCCGTGAGGGCTTCGGCTATCTGCCGGGGAGCGTTGACGTTCTCGACTCCGTACCGGCGGGCCACACCCGCGAAGTGGTGCTCTTCGTCGGTCAGGGACGCGCTCAGCTCTCGCACGTAGTCCTGATCAAGCACCATCCCGGCGCGCTGCATGGTCGTGGTGATCCGGGCTAGCTCGTGCTCGTACTGGACGAGCGTGGGGCGTACGCCCAGGCGGTCCAGCTCCCGCGTGAGAACCGGGTCCAGCCGGGCCGTGTAGATCACGTCCAGCCCGGCGTACAGCGCGAACGTGGGGTTGCTGAGCGGGATGGCTGCCCAGCCGGTGGCCTTCGTCAGGCCCAGGCTCCGGAACACCTGGGTCAAGTCGCCCTGGGTGTCCGGGGCGGCAGGGTCCACCCAGTACGCGGACAGGGGCTTGAGTCCGGTACCGATGCCCCCTTCCTGGGGCTGCCGCGGGTCCAGAAGCCCGGCCTTGAGTCGGGTGTCCGTGGTGCGCGGGGCGAGCGATTCGAGCGGTACCCCGGCGTGGCGGTCCAGTACGGCCCAGTCGAAGGGCGCGTTGTGGATCAGGAAGCGGGGCACCCGGCGGAGGGCAGCGCGAGCGGCGGACTGGAATGCGGGCCCGCGCTCCCAGGGGATCACCCAGCCGGTGAAGGCGTCCCCGAACTGGACCGTGCGGAGTCGGTAGCCGGGGCTGTAGATGTTCAACCCGGTCGTCTCAGTGTCCAGAGCGATCGGGCCGCGCCGTTCGGCTTCGGTGAGCCACGCCCGGAAGGCGTCAAGGTCTGCGCGGGTCTGCGGTACATGGACGGTCACCGGGTCACCGGCGACTTCGTGGCGGTAGGTCTCCACGGTCGGTCTCCCCCAGATACGACGAAGAGCCCGCCCAGTCATGCCGGGCAGGCTCTTCGGGTGTGCGGTTGTCAGTGCTGTAGGTGGTGGAACGCTGCAAGCGCCTGGGCGGGAAGAACCCCGTTGCCGATGGCGCGGAGCTGGGCCTTGCGGTTCAGGCCGGGTACGTCGGTGACCCAGCCGGCCGGAAGGCCCATCAGCCACTCAGTCCATGCCGGGGTGAGGCGGATGCCTCCGCGCGGTCCGCGCTCTGTGGGAGCTGGGGCCGCTCGTCCGGTCAGGTCTTCCCATCGGCGGACGGCAGGGAGGTAGTCCCCCCACCATGCGGCAGGCGAGTGACGAGCGTCCGCAGGTTCGGACCGCCCTGGGTGCTCTTCGAGCCTCCCGGCCCCCCGGCCCCGTCCGATGCTGTGGGAGTAGGGAAGAAGACGAGCACCGCCGGCAGGACCGGCGTCCCGGTGTTCACCTCCTCCGCGGGCTTCGAAGGCCACTTCTTCTCGTGCGCCTGCCCCTTCAGGTGTGGCGACACAGAACCACCGGTCACGGTGGTGTGGGGCTCCAATTTCTGAAGCGCGGAAGCTGCACCATTTAGCGTCGTACCCGCTCGCGGCCAATCCCCCGAGAACTTCCGGGAGTCCGCGCCTCCGGATTGCCGCGACGTTTTCCAGGTAGACGACCCGGGGTCGAAGTGTGCGAATGGATTTGAGGACGTCGAACCAGATTCCTGACCGTTCGTCGGCTAGCCCCCTCCTTCTACCGGCGTTGGATATCCCTTGGCAGGGGAACCCGGCCGTGATGATGTCTACTTCTCCTTGCAGTGCCTCCCAGTTGATTTCCGTGATGTCCCCGAGGTTCGGGGCGTCCGGGTAGCGGGCGGCAAGAATCAGTGAGGCGTGCGGGTCGCTCTCCGCCACGTAGCGGATGCGGTCTCCGGTCAGCGCTTCCACGGCTAGGCCCAGGCCCCCGTACCCGGCGCACAGCTCCAAAATGGGCATGGCGGGCCCGCCCCCTTGTTGGTCGTGGTCAGCCCGCGAAGATGCCGGGGCCGGTCGGTGCCGGAGCGTCGCCGGCGGGCCGGACGCCTACGAGCGCCACACCCTTGTTGGTCTTCTTGCGGATCACTCCGCGTTCTTCCATGGCCCCGAAGAATGCGCGCCTAGTCCAGCGCTCCTTGAGCGGCAGGTTTTCCGCTTCGCACCAGTCGAGATACGCCGTGAAGGCGTCCGCCCCGGGCATCTGCGCCGTGTCGTCCCGCTCAAGGACGCCGGGGAAGAACCCGGCCAACGCGTCGCTCGTCTCGCGGTACTCCCGGGTGGCGTCCGCGATGACGGACGGGTCCTGAAGACCGGAGGCGTACCACTCCATGGCGCCCTTGACCGCCCAGGCGGCAATGCCCTCCGCCTCCGCGGTGAGCTTCTGGTCTAGGTAGGGGTCACGCTCGTGCGGGGCGAAGTAGCGCGTGAAGGGGATCATGCGGACCCGTCGCCAGAGACCTTCGTCCTGTCCGCGGAAGCGGGGCTTGTGATTCGTGGAGAGCACGATAAGGAAGGAGGGCTTGAACTCGAAGAACTCTTGCCGCATGAACCTCGCGGTCATCATGTCCTTGCCGGACGCGCGCTTGAGGATCGCCTCCGACATGGGCTTGCCGCTCTCGCCTTCGCTCGCCATGACAAGCCGGCTGCCCCGCAGGATCGCAATGTCGTTGGGGATTCCGCCGCTGGGCTTCTCCTCAAAGGTGGCGAAGGCCGTGGTCTTCGTGATGCTGCGGAAGACCGTGGTCAGTGTGTCCGTGGCCACGCTCTTTCCGTTCGCGCCCTTGCCCCAGAGCACCACGAAGCACTGTTCTTGCACGCTGCCGGTGATGCCGTAGCCCACGAGCCGACGGAAGTAGTCCGCCAACTCCGGTCCGCCGGGGAAGACTTCGAGAAGGAAGCTCAGCCACCTGGGGCACTCGGCATCGGGGCGGTAGTCGATGTCCAGCCCGTACGTCAGCAAGTCCCCCTTGCTGTGCGGGCGGAGGTCCCCGGACCGGAGATCCACGGTGCCGTTGGCGAAGGTGAGTAGGTGCGGGTGCGCGTCGAAGCCGGAGGCGTCCACGTGGACGGACGGCACGGCCCGAAGCTCCCGTATCAGGGAGTCGATGTGCCGTGTCTGAGTGAAGCCCAGGGCCACCTTCTTCAGGGCCGCACCGGGGTCTTCCTTCGGGTCTCCGCCAGCCTCCGCGTGCTCCGCGCTGATCTCCGCGGCTGCCACGGTCAGGGCCGCACCCATGTAGTGGATGGCCTGTCGAACACGGGTGTCGCTCCGCTCCCAGACCTTCCCGTTCCACATGTAGAAGCCCAGGCCGGGCGCGTGCTTGATGGTGCCCCGCAGGAACGCCACAAGAGCGTGCGCGTTGAGCACGTCGGACGAGCCGTAGCGCTCCGCGAAGTCCCGCATGAGCTGGACGGCACGGGCGCCTTCGTCGGAGTCCGGGACGAGCGCGCCGGTCTCCCCGTCCACGAGCGTGCTGCCGGCGGGACGGATGGGCCGGGCAGCCTTGACCGCGCGGTGAAGGGCGGTGGGGAAGGCGGACGGATCGTCCTCACGCCACCGGGTCAGGTCATGACCGGCGGTGGGGATGTCGAGTGCGAACACGTCCACGCCGTGGGCGGCAAGCCCCTCCGCCAGACGCTGGGTGAAGCCCAGCCCGGCCGGGTCGTGGTCACCGGCAACGATGACCTGTGAGCCCCGCAGACCTTCGGCAAGCTCCCGGATCAAGTCCGGGTTCCCGGCCAGACTCGCGCCCCGTACGGCCACCGCGTCATAGCCCACGGCCACAGCGGTGAGCGCGTCGCCGGGGCCTTCAGTGACGATGGTGACCCCGTACCCGCCTCCGCCGCGAAACGTCCCGTACTGAGCCCAGCGGGCCCCTTCGGGATTCATCAGCGACAGCCACCGCCCGGGGCACTGCCCGGTGAGGTCCCGGCCCTGAAGCCCGCGGGCCACGCCGGTGAAGTCGCGGAGCGGGACGGTCAGCCTGGGGAAGGCAAGGAAGGAGCGGGAGCGGAACGGGAAGCCGGTGATGAACTCCCCGTTGTCCACTCCAAGCCCGTATTCCTGGGCGCCTGCAAGGTCGATGCCGAAGCGTCCCGCGGCGTACTGGGCGGCACGAGCGGCGGCTTCGTCGTCGCGCTTCTGGAGTAGGAAAGACGACTCGTCCACGTATCGGGCGAGCGCTGCCGTGTGTGCCGGGCCCACGAGCTGGGGGCGCGCGGACGAGACGGTCAGCCCCTCCCCGCTCGCGTCGAACAGGTCCACCCAGCGGAGCCCGGCAGCCGTGATCACGTCCTCCGTGCGGCAGCCGGCCCGGCACGTGATCCGAACCTTGTGATCATCGCCCCGCCAGATCCGAAGGGACGGGCGGGAGTCGCCGTGCGACGGGCACGCGGCAAGATAGCCCCCGTCCGCCTCTTCGGTCACCTGGGAGAAGCGCGAGAGAACGTCAGAGAAAAGCATGAGAGAACCTCCTTCTTCTCTCGGCTTCTAGTGAGTGGATTGCCTGCCCTACGGGGCCGCGCGGAGGTCCGCCACGAGCCGGGTGAAGTGCTCAAGATCCGTGGTCAGGTACCACCGGGCGGAGGCGATACCGCGCACCGCCGGAGCGAAGGCGTACCGCTCGCGCATCTCCACGGCGCCCAGGCCCAGGGCGAGACGCACCCGGGTCCATGTCCGCACGCTGAAGTGGACGCGGCCCCGGGCGACGGCAGCCCGGCGCACCTTGTGCACCACGACTCCGTACGGGTATCCGGCGTGGCCGGCTTCGACGTGGGCTTGCCCCAGCCATGCCGGGACCGCCGGGCGGAGCACGTCCTTGCACTCCAGCACGAAGGGCACGGCGTGCACGTCGCCCACGTCCTTCGCGCCTTCCTGGGCGGCCCGCTTCACGTTGAGCGCGGAGAAGATGTCAACGAACTTCCCCGTCTCGTCCACGAGCCCCAGGGCCTTGTTCATGTAGTCGCGAACGGCGCTCTCCCAGGCGGTCCCCTTCGCCTTCGACGGGTTAGCCACGGCCACCCCCGAAGCAAGCCCCGACGAAGAAGCCCGCGTTGAACACCAGCCATCCGACTAGTACGGCCGTTGCCGTATCCATAGATCCCCCCGTGTCCCTACTCGCGCGAGTAGGGGAAATGACGAAGGGCCGGACAGCATCCCCGCGGATACCGTCCGGCCCTTCTCGTGTCTGTTACTGGTCTCGCTCGCCCGTCACGTCCGGCAGGCAAAGCCGCGCGTGCTCCGTGGAGATCCACTCCTTCCGGAGCCGCTTGCGTGGGACGAACCCGGATTCGGTCCCGGTCGGCTGGACGCGGAGCATCGGGCGAAGGATGCCGTCCACCTTCCGGACCGTAACCCGGTCAATGATGGCGTCGGCCATCCTGACGCGGTTCCCCTGCCGGGCGCCGTAGGTGATCAGGTCCCCGCGGTACAGCGGGTTTCCCGCATAGTCGGAGACCGTCCCGCGCTTACCCATAGACGAACTCTCCTTCGTCGTCCACGCCGAACCGTCGCCGGCGCTCACTGATCACGTGCGGAATCTCGCGCGGCTTCCACTCCCACAGCGGCGCCTTCAGGGCCGGGTCCGGCAGGGAGCGAAGGAGCGTCATGAACTCCCCGGTCCCTGCCGGTGCTGCAAGGAAGGAGCCGGGCAGGAAGCCCGTCAACGCTCTTCCGCCACGGCGTCGTTGTAGGAGCCGATCACCTCAATGACCGGCTTCCTGAAGTCCACCTTGACCCCGGACTTGTTGACGTAGCTGACGTGCTCCAGCGTGAAGCGGCACAGGGCCTCCCCGTCCACGTCGTCAAGGGCGTCCTTGACTTCGTGGATCACCTCCGCCAGGGTCCACGCGGACGCGATGAACCGGCCCTTGCCCAGCTCGTAGTCATGGGCCAGACGGAAGGTCACGTTGATGGCCGGGGCCGGGCCGATGCCCTGACGCGCGAGCTCCTTCCGCTCCGTCATGAGCTTCGGGCAGCCGCACGGCTCCCCCTTGCGCTCCGGCGGGGACAGGAAGGTCACCCCGTCGCACTCGTGGATGGGACCGGTACGGCCCCAGAGAATGAGCTTGTCCTCAATGGCCCGGCTGCCGTCGATGACGACTTCCACGGACGGGGTGTCCGTGAGGACGTGAAGGTTCTGCTCCTTCGTCGGGTCGTACTCCTCCGCGCTGCCGCCCAGGAGCTGGGCCACCGCGTCGGCAACGGTCGGGTCGCCGGTGGTCACTCGCCAGTTCGCGAGGCTGACCGGCTTCTTGTTGACGACCATGCCGGACCGGAAGGAGAAGGTGAAGTCATTGCTGAAGTCCGTCTCCGGCTTCGGCTTCGGCTTCGCCTCCGGGTCGGTCGCGAAAATCTGAAGTCCCACTTGTTGTCCCCCTGGGGTTGGTTGATCAGGGGGAAGGGCGGGGCTCGTGGCCGGCCGCTCCGTCCCCCTTCACCCGGGGTCTGGGGCGTGGATTGCCCACAGCCTGGGGACAACAAAAAGCCCCCGGCAGCCGAAGCCACCGGGGGCGGTACTGCAAGGGCCTGGGCTACTTGGCCCGGCGCTGGGTGCCCGTCACGAGCTGCCCGGCCGCCTTCGCGATGGCGCGGCCCAGCACGGTCTTCGAGACCTCCCGGTCCCAGTTGAAGACCTCCCGGAGACGAAGGAAGGTGGCGAACACATCCGCGGAGTCGATGCGGACGGGCTTGAACTCCCACGTCTCGTCCGTGATGTGCAGGACACAGGCCCCGTCGAAATCGGGCATGGGCTCACTCGTACCGTCCGCACTGATGATGCGGTCCGCGTGCGCGTACGCGGCCATCTGAAGGGCTACGTCCGGGTAGGTGGCCTTGCTGGTCTTCCAGTCAGCAATGACCGTGTGGCGCTCGCCGGAGCGGTCCGGTGTCGGCTTCCCGTGCTCGTCCAGCCACACGTTCAAGATGGCGTCGAAGCTGCCGGCGTAGGCGTGCTCGTCCGACCATGCGATGTCTTCGGCGCGGACGAGTTCGGGGTTGACCGCCTCAAGGAACTCAAGGAAGTGCTTGCGGTAGGGCTCAAGGTCCGGGTGGACCCGGCCCACGTGCTCACCGCGGATCAGCCGCTCAAAGAGGTCATGGGCGTCACTGCCCAGATCGGCGCGCGCCTTCGTGTACCGGCGGGCCGCGCCCTTGAGGTAGTCCACGGCGCCGGCGCGGTCTCGCTCCGCCATCTGCTGGACGAAGGGGAGGCTGTCAACGGCAAGCTCCGCCACCATCCGCGCTTGCCAAAACGCCAGGAAGGGCTTCGGCAACATGCTGATGACGGAGGTGACGCCGGGGACCTTCAGGTCAGGCTTGTCCGGGTCGAAGTAGAAGCGGGTACCGCTTCGGGTGATGGTGCGAATCTGGGCCATGGGCCGGGCCCCCCTGGGCTCGTGGTGGATGGTTCACCACGGGTCTGGGGAGTGGATTGCCCCGGCAGTGACGAAGTGGCGAAGTGACGCCCGGTGCCGGTTGAAGCCCTATGTACTGATGTTGGTTATTCCATGGGTGGAACAGAGAAAGACCTTCGTTCCGTCACTTCGTCACCACCGCCGAACACGACGAAGCCCCGCCGGTCCGCTGGGGTCCGACGGGGCTTCGCGTGCTGGGTGGCGTGGAGCGTCAGAGACTGTCCGCGAGCCTCCGCGCCTCCGCGGCAATCTCCTCAAGCCGAGCCTTCGCCTTGCGCCGCTGGGCAGCCGTGAGGGCTCCCACATTCTTCTCTGTCTTCGTCAGCTCGTGGTTCATGGCGTCGAAGTAGCTCGTCACCCGGGCCACCGGAGTGAGCCGGGCTTCCTGGTCATCGCTCAGCTTGCCCCCTGCCGCCTGAAGGGCCTTGCGCTCCCGGTACTCCCGGTCAAGCTCCGTCTTGCCCTTGCGCGGCAGGGTCACCCCAGCCTTCGCGTACTCCTTGTAGATCTCCTCCGTCAGGCTGGGGGCCTGACCGTCCTTCGCCTTCGTCTTCGCCTTCTCGTAGCGGGTGGCCACGCCGGGGAACAGGTCACGGGCCAGTTCAACGGCGTCGTCCCCCTCCGACGTGTCGAAGGCCCGCAGCCACTCCACGAGCACGTCAGAGTTCCGGTTGTAAGCCGCCTTCTTCAGGCTGTCCAGCGACGCGAAGCGCTCTTCATCATCCGGGGAGATCTTCTTCTCCACCCGGTCGTAGATCTCCCGCGCCTGCCGCTGGGCCGGGCCGCCGGAGGCGAGAAGATCCGGGAGGCCGGTCTTCGGGTGAGGCGTGCGAATCCGCATCCTGAGCTGAGCGTGCGACACGTCCCGTCCCAGGTTGCGGAGTTCGATGCCCAGGGACAGGCCCTTTTCAACCTGGGCGGCACTCTTGGCAATCAGGGCTTCCGTCTCCGCGTCCCACAGCGCCGGGGTCTGGTCAGGGTCGGTGGTCTTCTCAGGGGTGTTTGCCACGGGGTCCTTCTTCCTTCAGCTCGTGCCGACGCTGGGCGTCAGGTGCTCCCTTGCTCGGCTTTGCGAGAAGGAAGGTACACCCAACCGGCCCAGCGAAAAGGCCAGTTCTCCCTACTCGCGCGAGTAGGGCCAGAAAATGACTGAAGCCCCCCACCCGGTGAAGGGTGAGGGGCTGAAAGTCAGCGGTACTGAACGAGTTGATCCGCAGAACAGTGCAGATCAGCAAGCGTGCCCGCGTTCGACACGGTGAGGTCTGCCGGGTAATCGTCTAGCGCGGTCTCGCTCACGTGGGCCGCGTTGGCACCCAGCGCCGGCGCCTGGGGCCTGATCACCCGGACGAGCGTGAAGCCCCGGGCCTTCAGGGCCTCACACTCGTTGACATGGCGTACGTCGGTGACGACAACCGGCAGGTTCCACACGTCGGCAACGGTCACCTTGTCCATGGCGAGCGCCACCCAGTAGCCGGGGTCTTGCTTGCGCACCGCCTGACCCATGCGCTGAAGCGTGCGCCGGACTTCCGGGGTTCGGCGCTTGGCCTCTTCCCAGCCCCAGCGGTTCACCACGTCGGTAAGCCGGACCGGGACCGGGCCGAACCCGGCGGGCTCGTACTTGACCACCGGATCAATGCGGAGCGCCATCTCCCGAAGCGGATCAGCGAAGGCCACCCGCGTGTACGCCCAGGAGCGGACGAGCCGGCGGCCCACTTCGTCCTTGCCCGACCCGGCCCGGCCCATGAGTGCGATGTGTCGGTACGTCATCCCAGTCCCCTTCGGTGAAGTGTTCTCGCCGGGGGTCTGGGGTGCCGATTGCCTACGGCCGGTACTGGCCCGCGTAGGCGCTGACCGTCTTACCGTTCTCCACGCGCTGGACCGCCTCACCGGTACCGAGCACGGCCGCGACCACGCCCAGGATGAGCGCGGACGGCAGCGACGGCACGAAGTGCGCGGTGAGCGCGAGCGCGGCAACCACTACCGCGTAGATGCGGGCCGGGTGCGTCTTGATGAACTCCATGGTGTTCCCCCTGCTAGTTGCTGTGTGTGATGGTGTGCGCGGCGTCGCGGGCCAGCTGGTCCACGCGCGAGCGCTGAGCGGTACGGGCGGTGACGGTCAGCCCTTCGGGACGCGGAGCCGGTCCCAGCTCGTCCGGCCGGGCCACCCGTCCGCGTCGGCCCCGGAGTAGCCCAACTTGCGCTGCCACTTCGCGTAAGACCGGCGGTCCGCGTCCGTCCAGCGCGGGCCCGGTCCCTCCGCGTAGGCGGAGCACCCCTCCGCTACGAGCCGGCGGCCCATGGCGGTGACGAGCGCGCTGTTCGGGTTGTTCTTGAACCACGTGGCTCCCGGGAACGGGGCGAAGCCCTGGGGCTCCGGGTCCGGCTTCGAACCTCCGGGCTCAAGGGCTCCGGACTTCACGAGCGCGTACAGGGCCGGGCCGGGACAGTCGGTGGCGTACCCGTCGCGGTGACCGCGGATCTCGTCTCCGGCGCCGTGGGCCCGAAGGTAGGCAATCGCGTCCTTGATGCCCTGAACCTGTGCGTCGGTCGGCTTCGTGTGGCCGGAGCTGCCGACGAACGCGACCACCGCGAAGTGATCACGGTTCAGGGTCGTGTTGCCGTTCGCCGCGTTCTGGGCGTTCAGGCCCCGCCCTTCGAACACAACACCGTGCTCGCAGACCGCGAAGTTGTAGGCGAAGTCCGCCCACCCGTTGCCGTCCATGTGATCCCGCTGGATCTTGCGCATGTACGGCGCACAGGTGTCATGGTCGCCGGCCGTGTACGGGCTGCCCAGGTAGTGGACCTTGACGCCCCGGTTCCTGGCCACCGCTGTGTGCCCGTTGTCGGGCGTGCGTGCACCCCACTGGGCGCGCGTCACGAGCTGCATTCATCCCCCTCAGATGCGAAGCCCCCGCCCGAAGCCGGACGGGGGCTGTGTTCTCACCTGGGGTCTGGGGAGTGCATTGCCCGCTACGCGAGCGCGGCCCAGAACCTGTTGGAGCCGTTCTCCACAGAGCTGAGCGTGATGGTTGCCGGGGCGGACGTGGCAGCCGTTCCGGCGATGGAGCCGTACCGCTTCACGTTGTTGAGCCCGAAGACGTTAGGCGGGGCCCCGAAGGCGCTATCGGCGCACAGCATCATGGGCCCGTCATTCGTGGTCGTGTTGTACCGGAAGGCCCACGCCACGTAGTAGATCCCGGCAGCCAACGAAGCGCTCGCGGTGAGCGGTGCGGAAACGGTCTGACCGCCCGCGTTGTGTACGCCGGGGATGACGGTCTCCCCGGTCAGTACGGCCGTGGTCGCCACGCGGGTACCGGAGGCGTTGTAGATGGCGCCCCACGAGCCGGCGAGCATTCCCCCGGCGTACCCGCCGAAGTGCCAGGCAATCTTGGTAATCGTCTGGGTGCTCTTGAGGATCACCGCGGTTATGCGGAGGGTGGCGTTGCCGGAGTAGATGGGCGTGCTCATCCCAATGGCAGGGTCGAAGGCCCACGCCTTCAGGCCCAGGTCGCTGGGCTCCCACATGTGGTCTGTGGGTACCTCCGGCGGGAGCTGGGCGACAGGTACGCGCGATGCCCCGTCCAGCGAAGCCACGCCGTTGGCGGCGCCCCGGGCTGTAGCCGCGAGCGCGGACAGATCGGAGGCAACGAGCGCGACTGTCGGCCCGGCCTTCCCGTTGACCGATGTGACGACACCGGCCGGGATGGATAGCTGTGCGGCGGGGACGAGTCCGGAGGCGTCCAGGGTTGCCACACCGTTGGCAGCTCCCTTCTGGGCGGTCGGGATGGCGGCAACATCGTTGGCGTTCAGGGCTATGGCTGTGCCGCCCTTGCCGTTGACCGTGATGGTGATGTCCGGGCCCGGACTGCCGTTGACGCTGTTGACTGAACCGGCGCCGGGATCTCCCTTGTCCCCCTTCGGTCCCTGGGCTCCGGTGGCTCCGGCGGGTCCGCGGACGCTGCCCTTGCTCGTCCAGCCGGTCCCGGCCACGTACAGGTAGACGTTGCCGGTATCCGTTCGAATGGCGAAGTCGTCAGGCACCCCAACGCCGGACGCTTCGCTCCCGTTGGCGAAGGCATAGACCTTGCTGCCCGGTGTGCCCGGCGTACCGGCGTCGCCCTTCGGGCCCTTCAGGTTGCCAATGGACGAGCCCCAGCCCGAAGCCCCCCGCTGCCACATGTCCCCGGTGTCGGAGCGAAGGAGAATGTCTCCGGGCTTCGCGTCAGTGCTGGGTGTGGTCGTGGTGTTCACGAACCACTGAGTCCCGCGGATGTCCCCGCCCACCTTGGCCCAGGTGCCCGCGGCCTTCCGCCACATGGTCACGGTGGTGTGCGTGATTCCCAACAGGGTTCGTACGTCGTACTGGGTGTAGAAGTCGCCGTTCAGGCCCAGGGATGCCGCCGGGACGGTGCTGCCGGTCAGGATCTGGGAGCCCGCCACGGGAACGTAGTTCGGCGTGGTCGGATCGGCCGGCGCCACGTCGGCAAGGTCGATGTCCGGTACGGCCTTCGGCAGCAAGAGAGCGAAGGACCGGCTCCCGATGATCCCGGCAAGGTTCTCCTTGACCGCCCAGGCCCAGCCGTTGGGATTCATCTGGGGTGCGTCGGTGGCGGGGAGGGTGACGGAGAAGGCGCCGTTCTCGTCCAGCGTGGCCACGACGGGTCCGCCGATGAACAGATCACTGGCCGGGAAGGTCAGGAGTCCCGGCGCGGTGAAGGTGATGGTGCCCGCGAGCGCTCGCCCGTCCGGGCCCCGGTACTGGCCGTGGACGCGGACGGTCGGGATCTCTGTGGGCAGTGGTGTGGTCATGCGTGTCCCCCCAGACATGCAAAGGGGGCGCCTCCCCACTCACACGAGTAGGGGGCGCCCTCCGGTCGGTTCTACGGGCGTGCCAGGAGTTCAGCCACCTGGGCGCGAAGCTCCTGGTTCTCCCGCCTCAGCTCCTTCACCTCACGGCGAAGTTCAACGATCTCGTCTGCCTGCCGCTGGGCCTTGCTCGCGAAGGCTTCCGCCTCCGTCCGCCACGCTTCGCGCATACCGGTCTTCCACCGGCTGAGCGAGAACGCGATGAACACCAGGAGCGGGGCGACGATCTCAGCGGACCCGTAAAGTCGGGCCAGATCCATGCAGCCCCCTTAGACGAAGAAGTACGGCTCCGTGATGTCCGAAGCACGAAGCCACTTAGATCCGGAGTTCCTGACCCAGGCCCAGCCGTTGGGCGACGCCTCCGGAATTCGTGAGGCCGGCAGCCCCACGCAGTAGTGCATATTGGAAATGCTGTAGGACCCCTCATCCCAGTTCGGGACGGTCACGAAGTCCGGGGACCACGGGCTTCCCTGCCGATAGGTGGGAATCCACCACCACTTTCCACTTTCATCTTTCTCATAGCCCCAGTTCAGAATGTTGTCGTTCGTCGCGCTGCCCTCCGGCGCGGCAATCGCGTAGATCGTCTGACCCTTCGGATGCTCCGGGCCGACCTTGTACCGGTGCTGAAGTTCGATCGTGTAAATGGTGGTGTCATCGGCGTAATCCCAGCCGTACGGGATGCCGTGGACCCAGCGCATGACCACGGAGCCAATCAGGCGTTCCGTGTCCCCGGTGAGGTTCAGGACTGCGGAGGCACTGACGATCTCCCGTTCCCCCTTGCCGGTGTGCCGGAAGGCCGCAAGACGAACTTCGGCCTCCCGCTTTCCGGTCGAAAGGAAGTCGGTGATGAATTTGACTTCCACCCGGTCGAAGGTCAATCCGGTGACGTTCGCGATGCTGACCGATGACCAGATGTTTCCGCCCACCGCCGGGCGCCCCTGGGCCGCCCATTCAACCTGCGGGTACCGGTCGAACTTGTTCACCGGAGCGGGAGCCCGCTCCACGGCGGACAGCCGGCGCTTGACCTCCGCAATCTCGTTCACCAGGGAAGGAGGCAGTGCGTTAGCTTGCGTTGGCATTGATGAACAACTCCTTGTTCGCAAGGGCAAGACGAATGGATTCGGTGCCGTTCGCGTCCACGCTCGTGACGCATTCGGTCACGGCGAACTCGTCCAGGAAGGCGACGTAACCGGCGTCCGCGTCCACGGCCACGTAGTCACCGGGCACGAAGTCCAGCGGCCCGTATTCACCTGGGTAGAGCGTGAGTTCCGGAATGGCTGCCGGAGCCGACCCGGCGTTGATGAGCGCCTGGGCTTTGCCCACGAGCGTGGCTGTCTCTTTCACGTCCTGAAACGAGCCGATGGCGATGCGCTCAGGCATCCGGGCGGCAAGCTCGTGGTTCTCAAAGATGCCAACGAGCCGTTCGCCGTTGCCCTTGTCGGCCCCCGTCGCGTAGGCCACCGTGCTCAGGGCTGTCGAGTCGTACCCCACCCGGGTCACGTCCGCGTTCACCCGGTGCGTCAGGGTGCGTGTGGACGACCCGGCCCGGCTGGACATCACGAAGCGGTGGCCCACCTTCTTCCCCGCGGTGACCCAGTAGGGCACATAGCGGAAGTTGAAGCCGTTCACGTTGTCGGCAAGTTCTTCGATCGCCTCACCGGCGTTCTTCAGCTCGTACCGGGTCCACACAGCAGTGCGCTTCGCACCCGTCGCGGTGAGAGTGTCGGTAACAGTGCCGATGCCGTTGTCTGCGTTGAAGTACGTGAACCACGACTTCAACAGGTCCACCTGTTCCACGGTGCGGGCGGTCCAGCCGTTGACGAAGGCCCGGCCCTTGTAGTGCGAGTGGTAGCCGGAGGCCCCCAGGGTCAGCGTCCCGGCCGCTATGTCTGCGGAGGCGGTCCAGATGATCCCGCCCCAGACCGGCACCCCGTCCCGGGTGATGACGAGCCCGCTGATACCTGGGCTCAGGACTGCCGGGTCAGCCTCCGGCGCGAAGAGCGGGATACCGACTGAAGCGGTCCCGGCCGCGTTGAGCGTGTGCGTGAAGCTGATCCCGGTAACGGGCAGGCGGGTCACCACGTTGCCGGTCTTCGCGTTGGTCTGAAGGACCGCGTACTTCGCGCCCATCACACCCACCTGTTCCGCCACGTGAGGACTGCCTCCGTGGCTCGTGATGCCGCGCCGCTGGACAGGCTGAGCCGGTGCTCCCCGAAGGCGTACTCAGGCCACGTTGAGCCCGGGGTGATCCGGTCGTTGAACTCCGTGCCGGTGGCCGTGCCGGTCACGAGCTGGGCCGGGCTGTTGATGGTGAGCCCGCCGGCGAGCGGGACCATGCCGAAGTACAGGCCGGTGATCTCGTCCTTGAGAACGCAGTCCTTCGCGTTGTCCAGCGTGATCACCGGAAGTGCGGGCACGGAGCCCGGGTAGACGAAGCGGAGCTTCGGGTTGCTGCCTGACCACGGGGAGGAGAGCTTCAGGCTTACGATCTCGTCCCCGTAGATGTGCGGGTCCGTGGCGTACAGCTCCACGACGATGTTGCAAACCCGGTTGGCGAAGTTCAGATCCATGGGCCCGGAGCGCTTCCGGGGCCGCGCGTTGACGAAGGCCGTACGGCCCGCGGCAAGGCCGGGGAACCTGAAGCGGAGTGGTCTCTCCGGCCCGGCCGGCGCGAACGCGGCGTAGACCTTCCCCAGGGCCTGGGCGAACTCGTCGGCGGTGGCGCCGTAGACCTCAAGGGTCAGCGTCACCGCCCGGCCCCCCATGTAGTCGTCCCCGGGATACTGGCCGTGCTGTTGCACAAGGGTCAGGTCCGATGACCTCACGTCCGGCAGGGACACGAGCCCGTCAACCGCAACGATGGATATGGCGGAGTCAGGCTCCCCCATGACGAGACCGGCGTATTCGGCCGTCCAATCTCCCAACTCCGCCATGTCCATCCCCCCTTGGCCCTACTCGCGCGAGTAGGGCGGTCATGCAGTGCGAAGGGCCCAGGCGACTTCCCGCCCGATGGCCCACGGGTCCGCGCTCGTGCGGACGTTGACCACGACTCCGCCCCCCGACGGAGCCGCGTGGTTGGGGATCACCGTTGATCCGTTGGGCAGGGACACCCATTCCGGTCCGCGCTCGCCCACGCGGGTCAGGCCCTGAGACGGGCCACCCATGGCGCGGACGTGCGGAATCGGGTTGTCCGGGATGTCGATGGACAGGGCGCCCCAGCCCAACTTGTTGGGGATGGCCCAGTTGAGTAGATCCACCACGCCGTTGATGGCGCCCTTGGCAGCGCCGGTCACGGAGGACGCCAGACTTGAGGCGAAGCCACCCAGTCGGCTGAGCCCGTCCTTCAGTCCGTCGATGATCGAACCGCCGATGCCCAGCGCGGACCGGGCCACGCTGCCGGCCGTGTCGCGGATGCGGCCCGGGAGCCCGGTGAAGAACTCGATCACGGCGTTGAGCCCGTCACGCGCCTTGTTGTAGACCCAGGCGAAGGCGTCCGCGGTGGCTTGCTTGATCGTGTCCCAGTGCTTGATCAACAGACCGGGCCCGGTGAAGTTCAGGAAGAGCTGAACCAGGGTGTCCCAGATGCCCTTGATCTTCTGCCAGACCCAATCGAAGGCGGCCCCCGTGGCTGCCTTGATCGTGTCCCAGTGCCCGACGATGAGGCCCACGAGTGTGGCGTTCATGAACAGGGTGACCAGGAAGTCCCAGATTCCCTTGATCTTGCTCCACACCCAGTCCCACGCTGCCGTGGTCCACTTGACGATGTTGTCCCAGTTGGCCCAGATCAGGGCCGCGAGACCGACCACGGCAGCGATGATCAGCGCTACCGGGCCCATGGCGATCAGCCACGCACCCGCCATGCGGGCAGCCTGTAGGACCGCCTGGGCACCCATGGCGATCCACGAGCCGACGACCACGGCAGCGGAGATCACTGCCTGTCCGGCCGCCTTGAGCCAGCCTCCGACCACGGCCCAGTGCGAGAGCACCTGTGATGCGGCGCTTGTGGTCGCGGTGGCCGTGCTCGTGACCCAGGCGGTCACGTTGGCAATGCCCGCCTGTACGGAGGTGACGCCCCACGCGATGATTGCCGGGAGGAGGATGGCCGTGATCACCCCGGCCACCACCGTGAAGATCCCCTTGTTGTTCTCAACGAAGCGGAACGTTTCTTCTGTCCCGTCCTTGAGCGCTCCAAGCGCGGGCAGGATCACGCCCGTGATCACGGTCTCCGCCGCCTGGGCGACGGGGGCGAACTTCGTTGCGAGCGCTTCGAGCCGGGGAATGACCTCCCCGCCGATCACGTCAACGGCGCCTTGCTGAAGGCCGCGCCAGAAGGCGGACAGCTTCGTTGCCGCGTTGTCGTGCATGGTCTGGCCGGCGCGGTCTGCCGCCCCGTCCACCTTGTCCAGCCCGTTGCTTGCCGCTGCCGTCGCCGGGTCCAGCGCGAACAACGCCTCACCCATGACGTTCGCCGGGTCTCCGAAAAGAGCCGCGGCAGCGTTGAGCTTGACGGTCTCGTCCTTCGTGCCCCGGAGCGCGTTGAGCGTCATGGTCAGGGCCTGTTCAGCAGACTTGCCGCCCTGCCCCAGCTTCGCGGCAACGTCGTCCGCGTTGAGCCCGATGGACTTGTACGCGTCTTCGATCGGCTTGCCGCCCGCAAGGGCTCGCTCACCGAACTGACCGATGGCGTCCGCAACTTGATCCGCGTCACGGGCTCCTCCCTTCAGGGCCTGGGAGATCAGGCCCATTGCGGTCTGACCGTCCAGCCCCACCCGGCGGAACTGGGTGCTGTACTCGTTGAAGGTGTCGGCCAGATCCTCCGCCTTGTTGGCGCCGTTCTGGGCGCCCACGGTGAGGATGTCGAAGGCTTCTTTGGCGTTCTTCGCTAGGCCGGTCTTGAGCATCTGGCCCACGGCTGCCGAGACGGGCCCCACGTCATCGCCCAGGACTGCCGCCACGTCCATGGCGGTCTTGCTGACCTTCGCCAGTTCGTCCGCCGTGGCGTCCGCGGGAACGAGTCCTTCGCGCCACAGGCCCTTGAGCGCTTCGTTGGCGTCCGCGACGGATTCGCCATAGCCGGCCGCGAAGACCTCACCGGCTGCCTCACCCAGCTCCTTGGCCTGGGCCGGGGTGGCGCCCACCTGAGCGGCAAGGAGATCACTGCCCTTCTCCTGGTCCAGTGCTTCGCTGATACCGGCAGCGAGACCCGCGCCGATGGCAGCACCGGCGAGAAGGGCCGCTCCTCCGAAGCGCTCCCCGAACGAGCTGACTTCGTTCCCGGCTTCGTCCGCGCCTTCGGCCACCGCGTCGCCCAGGTTGGCAGCCTCTTCGGTCGCCTCCCGGAGTGCTGCCTCCACCTGATCAGCGAAGGCGGTGACATCCGCGGCGCCCCGTTCAAGGGACGCTGCAAGGTCCGTCTCGTCTCCGAGAAGTGTGATCGTGACAGGCTTCGCCACACCGGCCCCCTTAGGTCATGACCGGCGTGCGCCGTTCCCCCGTGTTCCCGGACGCGCGCCCCCGTTGCGTGCGTCGGTTCTGCTTGTTCTGCCGCTCGATGTCGGCAGCCATCTGGTCAACCAGCGCGTTGAAGTCCCTCAGCTGTAGGGACCGAACGTCCGCCCAGGTCAGGCCACGGAAGTGGCCCACGAGCCGGGCGCAGAGAACTACGCGCTGGGCGCGGTAGGGTCCGGCTTCGCCTTGCCCTTGAACTCAAGGCGGAGGGCTCCGGCGTCTTCAATCGAGAAGTCCGGATCGGTCCGGCGCTTGAGGACCACGGCCATGGCCCGGAGCATCGGGCCCCGGCGCCGGCCGGGCTTGCGCAGCTCGTCAAGCGGCGCGTCCGTGACCTCTTCGATGATGTCGATTTCGTCAATGGTCAGGCTGTTGAGATCAAGGGAGAGGAGTTCTCCCAGGTCCCCGCCCACGGCAGGCTTCTTCGCCACGTCTAGTCCCCCTCAAGGTGTTGGCGGACCACGGCGCTGATCTCGCGCTCGTAGGTCTCGGATACCGCGGCGCTCCGGCGGGCCATGGCCCTGAACAAGAAGCGGTTCGGTTTGATCCCGCGCTTCGGGTAGCCGAAGTGGATGGCTGCCGCGTACGGGACGCGAGAGGCGGAGCCCGCCTTCACCTGGGCCCCCTTGACGGAGGCGGTGACCTTGACGGACTTCGCGAGTTTCCCCGGCTTGTAGCGCTTGCCGGACTTCGTGTCCCGGCGGCCCTTCGGGGCGGTTGACTCCGCCTCCGGCTTGACCACTTCGGCCGCTTGCTTGTTCGCCGCGCGCACCGCGTTATTCAGGTCCCGGCTCTTCAGGCGCCGGATGTTCTTCTGTAGCTCCGTCATGCCCGCGACGCGGACCGTGAAGGCGCTCGTGCGGGCCATGCCCTCACCCCTTCTCTGGGGTGGCCATTGCCTTGAGCGGTGCTACGGGCTTCGGCTCCACGTAGGTGAGGCGGATGGCCGGGTTGCCGTCGCCCGGGTCCAGCACCCGGAAGGGCAGGGTGTGAACGGTCACGTCGTCAACAGACGCCTCCGGGGACTCCCCGGTGAACTGGATTGCCGGGCATTCGATCTTGAGCGACGTGCCCGCGGTGAGGCCCGTGAGGTCCGAACGGAAGCCGATGACCTCACCGGCAACGAACGCTTCGTAGAGCTTCAGGGAGTCCGCGGAGAACTCCCCCTCAAGCTCACCCTCGTACGTCGGGACGGCAGCGCGCACGGGCTTCTTCTTCAGCGCGTTGGCCCGCAAGAACCGGCGGTCAGTCTTCAGGCCCAGGTCCCCGGTCAGGGAGAGCTTCCCGGCGTCCAGCGGCACCGGAGTTCCGGCCCGGGTCAGGGTGATGGCCGTGCGGGTCCAGTCGTACGGGCGGGCTGTGGCCGGGTAGTCGATGGGCAGCGCCTGAGCCGGCGTGCTCGTGTGGGACACGTCCTGAAAGTCGAAGCTGACGTTGAAGGTGACCGCGTTCTCCGTCTCGGCGGTCAGCTCCCACTCAGTGGCGACACAGCCCACGTGCCGGTAGGCCACGTTCGTCCCGTCGATGGCGGGGCGGATCATCTGGGCCGTGAAGGACGGGGCAGCGCTGGACGCGGCAGTCTCGAAGACGTGCGTCCGGAAGGCCCCGGTGTCCGTGAAGGTGTGCTTGTCGAAGGCGGCCCGGAAGAGGGCGGCAGCGCCCACGTCCAGGAGGTCAACCTCAAGCTCACCCTCCCCGCCCATCTGAACGATGTTGCGGCGGTCCGCGCGGGCGGTCTGCATTCCCCGCCTGAAGCCGACCGACTCAATGAACTCCTTGGCTACCTTCCAACTGTCGGCTTTCCCCTCGTAGCCGATGGTGGACGTAGGCGCCGTGCCGTACGCGGTCTCTTCTCCAATGCCAATGGCAGCGTCCAGCGCCATGCGGTCCCCCTTAAGTTGTGGTGCGTCCGCGCACTCTCACGCGGACCGTCAGGGCGGAGTACGCCCCATCTGTGGTCTCTGCGGTTTCGACGGTCGATGACTCCGGCCGGAGGTCGAGTAGGCCGGCGACGCTCGCCCGGTCCACGGCCCGGCAGGCGTCCGCCACCACGTCCCGGAGGACGTAGGCGCCCCGCTCCGCGCCGATCGGATCGCCCGGGACGATCACCACCGCGTGGGCTTCCACGTAGCCAGTGACGTTCGTGGGCTTCCGCGGACCGGCGCGCATCCCGGCGGGCTCAAGCTCTTCGTCCGTGGTGGCACCTAGCCAGAGCTGTTGCCGACGATCGGACTGTCCGGTCTCCGCGAACGTGCATTGCACCCCGGCGGGGACGAGCCCCTTGAGCGCTTCGAAGAGCGCAACCTTCGCGTCGAAGATCAGCGGCACGGCAGCCCCCTACAGGAAGAAGAACGGGAGCCTGACCCGGTACCGGTTGAGCTGGGCGTTGACTTCCGGCAGGCTCGTGGGCCGCCAGTTCCCGCCCGCCTGGGCAAGCTGGATGGACCCGAATTCGCTTTGAAGCTGAAGGGCGCGGTCCGGGACGCGGGAGACGAGATCCAACACGTACTGCCGGGCGATCCTGCGGACGCACCACCGGATCGTTTCCGGCGCGGCATCGACGCCTTCCCACTTGCGTCCGCAGTACGTTTCGACCGTCTCAACGGCGTAGTCAATGGCTTCGCTGAGCGTGGTGTCCGGGAAGAGCTGGGTGTCTCCCAACCCGTCCAGCGCCCGGAGTTCGTCCACGGTGGCGTATGACATGTGGTCCCCCTGGGCAGGGGCCCGGCCTACTCGCGCGAGTAGGCCGGGCCTAGTCGTGCGGCGCTGTTACGCGCCACCGCCAACGGTCAGAACCTTCACGGCCCGCTCGTCCACAAGGAGACCGTCCGCCCGCTGAAGGAAGCGGTAAACGATCTGGTCGTTGAGGAACTTGAGATCAACGGACCGCTCGACACGGAGCGGGCCCGCGAGCCTCACCGTGTACTTCGACAGGTCACCGAAGGTCACCTTGTTGTCCGGGGCGCCCACGTCGGTCAGGACCGGGCGTCCGTTGAAGGTGTCCGGAGCGCCCACCTGTACGGAGGACTGCCACAGGTACTGACCCTGACCGTCCTTGAGCTTGCGCATCTGGGCCGCCACCTTGTCGGAGACGACGAAGGCCGCGGCACCCCGGTAGGAGCTGGGCAGCTCGTAGTACAGGTCAATGAGCGCGTCCGAAACGGTCGCGTCCTTCGCGGTCGCGGTGAACGTGGCGGTCGCCGGCGAAGCCGCGGTGATGATGCCCTTCGGCTGGTTCGTGCCGGTGCCGGTCAGAAAGTGCCGACCCATGCCGTCGCCCAGGGCCGGGCCCGCGTCCCCTACCAGGAAGGAGACGAGATCAAGGGCCTGATCCTGCACGAACTCCGTGGACAGGGTGGACGCGTAGCCGTACTTGAACGCGCCAACGGACCGCTGAACCGTGGTCGGCTGGGACTCAGGGACAGCAGCGCTCTCGCCCACGATGGACGCGGACGCCCGGCCGGTCACAACGGTGAAGTCCATGGGCTCACCGCTGGACGTGGTGAGGATGGTGGCGCCACCGCGCATGATGGTGGACCGCTCGATTGCCTGGGCCAGAAGCCGGCCGTACAGGGTCCGCGCGATCACGGTGTTGCCCGGGTTGGTCTTCGTGTCGATGGCCCGGGACTCCGGGGCCTCCGGGGCGAAGGTCAGTCCCTCGTTGATCTTCAGCGAGCGGAGCTGTTCCGCCGCCTGGGCAATCTTGTCCTGTGTCTCCTTCTTGGAGCCGGTGCCCTTCAGGCCCTGCATGAGCGCGTTCACGCTCTCGCCGGACTTCAGTACCTCAATGCCCCGCTTGATCCGACCGTCATAGTCGGCAATGGAGTCCAGGAGTCGGGTCTCCTTGGCCCGGGACTCCGCGTCCATGGCCTTGCCCGCGAACTCCTCAGTCAGCGAGCGGAGTTCGTTCGTCGCCTTCTCGCGCGCCGTGAAGTTCGCGCTCAGGGTCGTAGCGTCCATCTGTGTTTCCCCCCGTGGTGATGAGCGCGCGGAACAGTGCACGCGCGTTCTTGTGGTCTTCCGGCTCGTCCGGCCCCCCGGCCGGTTCGTCCGTGGTCTCCTGCGACTCGTCCAGCTCTTCGCTCGGCTCTTCGTCGTCTGCCTTCGCGGCCCGGAGTTCGACGCCCAGCACTGCCCCAATGGACCGAAGTGCCGCGTCGGTGGTCGGGTAGGCCGGGTTCAGTACCGGGCCCAGCTCCGCCACGTCCATTTCTGTGATCTCCCGGACGGGGAGTCCGGTCTCCGGGTCGGTACCCGCCCGGCGCTGCCCGCCCTTGCCAACGCGGAAGGTGAAGGAGCTGCCCTTCACGTCCCCGCGCTTGAGGAGTTCGGCAAGGTCCCGGCCCGTGCTCGTGTTGGGAAGATCAATCTCGTACCAACCGCCGTGCTCGTCTTCGCCCACGCGGAGCGTCCCGGACGAGCGCCGGCCAAGCACCTGATCCACGTTGTGGTTGAAGGTGGCGATCACGTCGTTGCGCTCAAGGGACGCCATACCGGCGCCCGGCGCGATGCGCTCACGGAAGCCGCCCAGATCATGGCTCAGCTCGTTGAAGCGGTAGGCGTACCCGCGGGCTGTGAACCCGTCGCCCTGGGCCCGGATCTCAGCCGGACTCGTCAGGCTCCGTGTCTCCGTCATCCTCTTCGTCCCCCTCGTTCGTCTCGTCCGGCTCCGGGGGCTCCGGCTCCGGAGTGGTGTCCTGTGTCGGGGGCTCGTCTTCGGCGGACACGTCACCCAGGTTCAGCGGCACGCGGTAGGTGTCACCCAGCCCGTCAGGCAGGGGTGCAAGGTCTTCGGAAGCCCGCACTTCGTTGATGCTGTAGATCCCGTTCTGAAGGCCCAGGGAGTACAGCTCCATGCGTTCCTTCGGGGCGCCCCGCTGGATTCCGTCCAGCGAGAACTTCACGAACTTCATGCGGTCCGCGGTCTCCGCGAAGAGCAAGCGCGTGAAGCCCGCCTCAATGCGCTCAAGCCACGGCCGAAGGCTGAACATGGAGAAGGCTTGGTTCTGTTCGGCAAGGCCGCTGCCCCAGCTCGTGGAGCCGGACGCATCCGCTATCAGGTGCGGAGGCACACCGAAAATGCGCGCAATCTCCGGGACCTGAAAGGCCCGGGTCTGTAGGAACTGGGCTTCGTCCGGGCTCAGCGAGACCTTCGAGAACTTCGCACCCTCCGTCAGCAGCGCGACGCGGTGAGCCGACTCCGGTCCGGAGTTCGCCAACCGCCATGCTTCGCGAGCGCGGGTAAGTCCCTCTTCGCTCATGGCGCCGGGGACTTCCACGATGGCGGACGGCACGGCGCCGTTGGCAAAGAACTTGCTGCCGTAGGTCTGGGCCGCGAGCGCGAGACCGATGCTCTCCCGGGCGTAGTTGATGGGGCTCACGCCGGTGAAGTCGCCGGGCAGCATCATCCCGGGGATGTGCAGGATCTCGCGGGAGGTGAAGTAGCCGATGGCCACTTCGTTCCCGTCCGCGTCCACGTCCCAGGCTTCGAAGACCTTGCGCCGGCTGCCGTCCACCATCACCGTGTGCGTGGTGATCCGGGACGGGTCCAGCACGTCCAACCCGACGATCGCCGTGTTGTCCGGCGCCCATCGCACGGCCAAGTAGGCGTTGCCCTCAAGGAGTAGGGACAGCACGAGCTGAGAAATCAGGTCGATGCGGCCCAGCCCGCCCGGCTCCGCCGTGGGGTAGTCCAGCCACAGCGGGGAGGTGATCTCCCGGCGGGCACCGCCCCGACGTGAGTAGGTGGCCACGGGAAGCGTTGCGATCGTCTCCGACAGAAGCCGGATGCACGCGAAGACCGCGGACACCTGAAGTGCCGTGGTGGCGTTCACCCGCTGCCCCGCGGAGGAGACCGCACCCGGGTACGGGTACAGCTCTCCCGCCGGTTCCCAGGCGGCCCGCGTCTCAGCGCGGGGCTTGAACAGTGCAGACCAGAAGCCCACGATCTCACCCCCGTGCCCGCGCACAGAGGCGGGCTAAAGATCGTCGAAGAACTCCGCGCTACCCCCGTAGGCGAAGACCTCACCGCCTGTCTCCCAGGTGGCGAGGATTGGCGCGTCTATCAGGCCGGGGTTGTCCTCACGCCACAGCACCGCACCGTGAACGGCGAGGATCATGGCTATGGCAAGGTCGATCTTCCGGCGGGAAGACGCGTGTTCTTTCGTGATGCGTGCGCCGTGCCGGTCCTCCCGGAGTACGGCGTTGCCGATGTGGCGGGCCAACGCCGGGTTCCCGTCGTGGCTCAGCCGGCCGTCCCGGGCCGCGTCGTACACGGCCTGAGTCGCCGGGATCATCCGCTTCAGGCTGTTGGTCGGGAACGCTTCGACTGGGTGGCCCTCCGCCTCAAGGCGGTCAAGGGATTCCTCCCAGCGGTACGGGTCCGCCACGAGCACGCGCACCGTGTACGTGTCCAGCGCGGAACGGAGAGCGTCACGCACGTCCGCCATGGGTACCCGCCAGTGCGCGTCATCGGCCGGTGCCTCCCAGTGGCCCAGCACGAAGACCCGAAGGTCATGCACGCGGGCAGCGACCAACGCTGTGGAGTCGCCCTTCCATGACCCATCGAAGCCCAGGACCACGGCGTCACCGGGCCTGAGTTCGTCGTCCACGGCAAGGGTGTCCCACAGGCCGTGAGGCAGCCACGAGCTACCGCCCCTCACGAACTGGGACAGGCGGTAGATCCGGAAGGACGCCTCCGTACTGCGCTGACAAGCAGCTTCGAAGTCCGCCACGTTCAGGATGTCGAAGGACGGGTTGCAGGCCCGCCAGACCTCCGGGTCCGTGTGGTCCACGGTGGCGCCCAGCGCCGGGCCCCACGAGCGGTAGAAGAGCGTGGGGTCCTCAAGCTCCCCACTGTTCATGCGCTCGCCCTGGGTGCACAGCCGGGCGAAGGGACCGTCAGGGTCCGGGCCGGCCGTGCTGATGATCCAGAACATCGGCTGAGCACGAGCGGCGGACCCCAGGGTCAGCGCGTCGAACAGGTCCGCACTCTTGGCGAAGGCGTACTCATCAAGGCTGACCGATGACGGGTTCAGCCCCTGTTGCCGTCCGGCGTCCGCGGACACCACGCGGTAGGTGTTGTCCGCGTACCGGATGATGTCCCGCTGTACCTCGCAGACAGCAGACAGGCGGGGCGAAGCAAGCACCATGCTCTTCGCCGCGTCGAAAACCATGCGGGCCTGTGCCCTGTCGTTGGCGGCAGCGATGATCTGGCGCTGAGCGTCGGCCCGGTCCGCCACAAGGTGGTACAGCATGATCCCGGCGGCAAGGGTTGACTTGCCGTTCTTCCGGGCCACGCAGACCACGGCGGTCCGGTGCTTGCGGCGCCACTGCCCGAAAGCGTCCCGCTCAAGGCGGTAGGCGTCCACGAGAAGATCCCGCTGCCACGGCAGGAGCGTGAAAGGCTGCCCGGCGAAGCTGCCGGTCAGCACACAGAAGCGTTCAATCCAGTTGGCCACCCGGTGGCCTTCGGAGGGGAACTCCGCGCCGGCCGGGATGTGCCGCGCGATGACAGGATCAAGCCCGTCCCACATGCGACACCCCCCGGTCAGAAATCGGCGGGACTTGCCGCCACCCGGCGGGCCTCCGCCGCAACGATGCCCAGGCGCATCCGCGCTTCCGGGCTGAAGCCAATGGCTGATTCGATGGCGCGGAGTTCGCGCTCCGTGGACTCCACGAACCTGAGCCCCGGGTGAATGGCGGGCTGCCCCGTGGAGCCCACGACGGACAGACCTTCCGTGTGGATCAGGTCCAGCAAGTCCGCTCGCCTGTCGTGAAGTTCGGCGTACCGCAAGATGATGTTGCGGTCCGTCTCCGGGGAGTACGCTCCGCTGCCCGCCTGCCACACAGCCCGCCAGACCTCACGGCCCCCGGCCTTCAGGTGCCCCGGCACCCGCGGGGCTCGTCCCTCGTGCACAACCGGGGCCGCGTCAGGAGCTGCCGCTCCGGAGGGGTTGCCGGTCCGCTGGGCCGGGCTCTTCGCTCGCGTCACCTGACACCCTCCTAACCAGGGTTACGACCCCGTTAGCGGGTGCCTTTCTCAGGGGTGCGGAACGGGCTTTGCCCAGGTCAGACAGCGCCCAGGGTCCAAAAAAGGAGCCGCACCCAGGGCGCGTTTTCCGAGCTGGGGCCGGGATCGCCGGCGGGCACGCGCGGGAACTTCGGAACCGCTCTCCCCCTCCCGTCAGAAGGGCGGAGCGCCGTAGCCCATGTCCACGCGGGTCTTCACCTTGTGGCACGGACGGCACAGGAGCTGAACGTTGCCGTCCACGTCCTCACCACCGCGCGACAGGGGAACCACGTGGTCCACGTCCATGGCCGAAGCCAGGAAGGACAGACCACAGTGAGCACAGGCTCCACGTCCGGCCCGCTTCAGCACGGCACGCAGACGAGCACCCGCGTTGCTGCCCCGGGCAATAGCCTCACGGCGCTTGCGGTGCGACTGCACAGACCGCCCTGACTCGTAGGCCCGGTGATGCTCAGCGCACCGCCCTGCATGGGTGGCGAACTGCCGGCAGTCCAGACAACGCGTGCGCATGGCACCCCCCTTGTACGCATGGCCCCCCTACCGGGAGACCCCCCTCCCTACTCGCACGAGTAGGGCCCTCAAGAGCAAGTCCATACCGCTCCACCTGGGCGGGCTTACAACCCCGTTCGGCACACTCCCCACAAGGGAGCGGGTTACTGATGGGCGGCCCAGGGCCCCCATGAACGGCATGGACTAGAGCCCACCCCCGGGTTCGAACCGGGAACTCTGTGGCCTTCCTCCGGACTGAGCCGGTGGCCACGCACCTCTACCGATTGGGTCAGGCGGGCTAGCTTGCGGTGGGCCGGATTCGAACCGACGTTGACCCCTTCCGGGGTTGTCCTGGGCCGCTGGACGACCACCGCTTCAGGCGCTTCCGCGGGAGCTACCCGCCACGCCTAGGGATCACGAAGAGCCCACAGTTGGCCCGGTCGGACTTGAACCGACAACCCCCGGGTTAAGAGCCCGGTGCTCTACCAATTGAGCTACGTGCCATGGACCCAGGGCTCAGAACCCGGAGGGAGATCCGTACCGGGGAGCACATGGGCCAGTGAGGGGGGTTCTCAGTCCGCCGTGTGGCGCGTAGCCGGAAGGGTGCGCGGTATCCCCTGCCCTCACCCCGTATCTAGGGAGTGGATTGCCCACGCGGGGCCCCGGGCGGGCCGGGCTCGTGGCGGGCCCCGGTGACGAAGTGACGAAGTGGCGGGCCGGGCCGGGTTACTCCTACAGATTGTTTTTAGGAGGTTCGTAGGGTGGATTAGAGCTAATCGTCACTTCGTCACTTCGTCACTGATGTGGACGGGGTGTGAGATTGCCTGACTCTGTGTAACTGCACAAACAGGGGCAATCCGCGCACCGCCCCAGCGCCGATAAAGCTATCTACGCCGATACCGCGTCTTCGATCTTAATTGCCTCCAAGTGGGCAAGGGTGGGGTCAAGGTCGCGCCACCATTCGGGGCCAGAGAATGCTATTGAGGCCCGGCTTTCGGTGAATCTGCGTTCCGCGGTCTTTGGTAGCGGGGTTACTTCAACCTTTGCCCCGAAGTCCCGGAGCAGGGTGTTGCGCCCTTCCGTCGTGCGCTGGGCCCACTCCTCTGCAAGGGATATTCCGCTGTCTATCCATTCGGTGCTAGCCGGAACTATTTCCACGGCTTCGAGTTCATCGCACTTGGCCTCAAGGGCGGCAATCTGGCCAAGTACCTTCTTGGCGGATCGACTACCCGGCGCTAGTTCCGCCAAATTGCCGTTGAGGTTATCAAGCGCTTCTTCGGCCTCATGGAGTTCGAGAGCCACGTCTCGCCCCTCCTTCTGAACCTTGAGCATGAAAGAGAAGGTTCCGAAGCGCTTCAGGAACTCCCTTTCTGCCTGCGTGTCTAGCCCGCTTGCCTGAACGATGTTCGACGGGTGGATGCCGTGCTTTCCGACACCCTTCGGGCAAACGTAGGTCGAATAGTCCTGCCCCTTCACGTTGCGGTTCTGGCGGTACATGGAGCTACCGCACTCAGAGCACTTGGCTACGTGCAATTGGAGAGCCTTTCCGGTGCGCGTGGCCCCCCTTCCCTTTGAGCGCGCTTCGGAGAAGGCGCAAATCGCCGCGTGGGTTTCTGCGTCGAGAATTTCAGGACCGACGCGGTGGGGCTCGCCCTGGGCATCCAAGACGGGCCGGAGATAGAGCGCGCTACGCGGTTTGCCCGGTGTGGCCTGGAGGAGGAAGCCCCGAAGGGCTGGGGTGATCAAGACATCCCGAAGCGTCGTGGAAGACCACTTGGCCCCGCGAAGCTTTCGGCCGTCCCGCTTTCGTGCGTGATCGGCTGGGGGGAGGATCTCATTCTCGTTCAACTCTCGTGCCAGGGAGGTGAACGAATACCCCTTGTGGAGAAGCTTATCGATGCAGTCCCGAATTACGGCCACGGCGTCGGTGTCTATGTCGAGATAGGTTCCACCGTCACGCTTTATGAGCTTGTATCCGTAAGGGGCCAAGCCGCCCAGCCATCGGCCCACGGTCCGAAGGTGTTCCTTCGACGCGATGATTCGCGACTTGATCATGTCGCGCTCGTACTCCGCGAAGGCGGAAAGGACGTGCACTACGAGCTTTGATGTGTCGGGGCTCAGGGTGCCATCGGCCGTAAGTAGCGTGGTGCCGGCTTCTTCCGCTGCCCGGAGGAGTCGGGAGAATTCGAGAACGCTACGGGCGTACCGGTCCAGCTTGGCAGCAAGGATGAAATCGGCGGTGCCCAGTGCGTCAAGCACCTGAGACATGCCAGGCCGGTCTTCAAGCCTACTTGCGCCGGATATATCAACGTCCGGCTCCGCTATGAAGAGCACGCGCCACCCGCGCGCCTTCGCGTATGCCTTGCAGGCAGCAATCTGCGAATCCACGGAAGTGGACGTGTCGCTGTCGCGGCTGAGCCGGATGTAAATGATGACGGTCTTTGGCTTCTTCAC